CGGCCTATCATATCCACGAAGATAGAGTTAATTAGTGCCCATCGAGAACTTTCATAGGTCTTAGCTTCATTAACTATCAATCCCACGTCATCAGCGGCCTCCCGCCACTTCTGACCATCATGTTTCATACCTTTGAACAAGATATCGTCACCGTTTATTAAACACCTCTTAAGACGAGGGTCGTGACGTCCAGTGATTGTATAAGTTCTCATAAAGGTCGAGAGATTAATTATACATAATAGTGTAAAAGATAGTGGATTTCCCATCAATTGTCCTCTTGTTTGCAAGACAATCGATCCATCGGGGTAGTGAATATATGCTGCTCCGAGACATTTCCGGGCCATCTGGCCAAGAAACGTCGAGGATTGACCGATGTTTAGAAGAATCCTCTCTAAACAAGCTGAAGTTGCCTGCATTGAAAGGGCATCGGTAGCCGAGTCATAATCACCACTAAAATAAATCTCACCTTTCTCATCACAAAGTTTGAGAATGGAATCGATGACATCTTCTTTCATCGTTCCAAGAGGACAGGCCTTCCACATGTTAATCAGGAAGCCCTGAAGAGAGCGCATAGAACTATATAATGCCTCTCTACCTATAGTAATAACGCGATACTTACCAGGTTCTGGTATCGCTTGATATTTGACGTCGTTCGTCTCGTCACACCCTTGTGACAGTAGACGGTACTCGAGATTTTGAGAATAACTCTCAACGTCACCTTTATTACTAAGCTCAAACATTTTTCCTTCACCAAGAACCGCAGTGTGATTACCTCCCTCCGATCTAGGAGTTTCGAAAGAAGCACTCCATGTAGGTACGCAAGGACGCGACTTATATGAAGTGCCAGGGGGAATCACCACGTCCACCGCGCGACGAATCCAGTTAGCTGCGATCGTCGAAATAGATTTCTCTGAGGACAGAAGAGCTTTATGTTTCTCCATACTTTGATTCTCAAGTTCGCTAGACATTTCGTTCCAGCATCGCTTAGACTCATAAATTGAACGCATAAAGGAGGCAGCTTTACGGCCGCTCTCACCTGGGTTATACATTCGTATGGCTCGGGTCAACAAAAGTTTTCTAAGAAATCCAGAAAAGACAGATAAGCCTGATCGACTTGTCGTCTTACCGGTACCGTACGCTAAAAGAAACATGAAATCCTCCTTGAGGTATTTTTCCATGAGGTCTTTCAGACTCAGTTCAAGAATATCGAACCATAAGGATAGCCGACTTCTTCTTAGTTTGGCAAAGTGTTTCTGTTTTATCACTGGGACAAATGAATCAAAAATTTGTACTAGAGCTCGATATGCAGCAACAGCACGGTTTAACTTCTCCTGAACTTGGCTTTGGGCCACCTTAGTCAGAAACTTTTTCACTAAGGGGAGAAGGGTTATTTTTGGACCGTCTGGACATAACCATCCAGGTGTATAGAGTATCACCGTTACCAGATCAACCCTATCAACGCATACGTCATAGGACCTTTTCCCATCTTTATCGATGAGAATGGGTTCCGTGGTCGGAACGCCAAGGTCTCTCCATCCGGAGCAGACTTTGAGGTCAAGAGGACTTTTCGCAATTAATTTGTGGGAGTCCA